GAGATGGAAGCTGGACTACCAGTGCTTGTCAACTTCGCGACAGTTACGGCAGCACCGCCGTCGATGACGTTTACATCTGTGCTATGTTTATTGGAGAATGATCTATGAGCACCTTAAACGTACAAACCATACAAACAGATTCATCTGGATTTAATAATGTTGTAACATTTGCTCAATCCCAAGGAGTTGAGAATGGGACATTGTGTCGTCTTTGGGTCAGATTTAATGGCACAGGCACAGTTGCAATTAATGATGATTTTAATGTAAGCACTATTACTGATGCTGGAACTGGTAATTACACAGTAAATTTTAGTAATGCTTTGCCTAATGCTAATTATGCAGCTTTGGCAACAGGAACTGCTGGTAGTACTAGTGGTGGAACTGCTACTTGTGACAGTACCTCGTTTCAAGGAAATGGTACAAATACTAGTAGTACAACATCATTTAATATAAGGACTGTTACTGGTAGCGGTGGTAATACTGATATGGAGTGGATTAATGCAGCAGTATTCGCTTAATATAAGGAGAATAACTAAAAATGTCACAGATTAAAGTAGATAGTATAGTTCCAAGTGGAGGGTTGCCTGCTGGTTCTGACGGTGGGGGTATCATTCAGGTTGTCCAGACCGTGATGACTGCTAAAACCTCTCAGTCAGTTACAGCTGGAAAATCAAACTGGACAAATATTACCAATTTTAGTTTGAGTATTACTCCTTCAAATACAAGTAATAAAATTTTACTAATGGCAGATTTTATGTGTAGTGTTGATGCCGCCCGGTATTTTATGAATGCATTTAGATGGACAAGAAATGGAACTGCTGTAGGATTAGGTCCTACGGAAACTAATTTTGAACCTGCCTCATCTAGCCATTCTCGTGGTTCATATGATAACAACGGAGCACATTTTGTAAATATGCACTATCTTGATAGTCCTTCTACTACCAGTGCTATAACATATAGAGTTCAACAAGCGGGAGAACGCACAGGATTATTCTACATGAATAGATCAAATCTTAACTACTCAAACACAAACTACTCTCATAACCCAATTTCAACTTTCACCGCATTGGAGATTTCTGGATAATGGACTTATCACACGCACTTTTAGAACTTGCTCCTGGCGCTGTCTGGGAAGAAGAAAATGATGATTATAATTCTATACAATGGCATTCCCCAGAAATTCCAAAACCCACGATTGGACAAGTCAAAGCAAAGATAGAAGAGTTAAAGGAACGCCAAGCTTGGGTATTTCTCCGTCAAGAAAGAGACCGTCTGATTGCTGAAACTGACTGGTGGGTTCTTTCTGATAGAACTGCATCTGATGCACAGTTAGCATATCGTCAGGCACTTAGAGATCTTCCAAGCACTGCGAGTCCTGTACTAGATAGTAGTAACACACTAGGTATTTCGGGAGTTACTTGGCCAACTAAACCCTCTTAACTTTTACTTTTTAATTTTATATAATGGAAAATTTTATTCAAGTCATCAAAATTCTTGATGCTGATCAACTGAAGGTAGTCAATGATTACATTGATAGTTTAGAGTTTATACCAAATACTGTATTCAGTGGTCAAGGTGGACAAGCCAGAGTAGATGATCGCATTCGGACTAGTACTGGAACAGTTATGTGGGACGGCGATCCTGCTACTGACCTACTTCATGAACAATTAAATGCAGGTCTATTAGAATATAGAGAAAGACTTGTAGGTCTTGATTGTGCTATTGATGGATACCCTATTCCTGGAGGATTTAATACAAGTTCTCATAGAGAAGGTATTCAGGTTTTAGAATATGATGTAGGAAAAAAGTATAATTGGCATTTTGACGAGTGTACTGATCCTAATCAAGATTTTTATCATAGAAAAGTATCAATCGTTCTTTATCTGACGGACGATTTTGAAGGTGGCACAACTAGATTTAAACCAGAGAGAGATTATAAACCTAAAGCAGGGTATGCTCTATATTTCCCATCTAACTGGTGCTTTATGCACTGTGCAACCCCAGTAAAGTCTGGTAAGAAGCGGGTAGCAGTAACTTGGTACTATTGTAAGGACCATATGAACACACCTGTCGATGAAGACGGAAAGAAAACTCTGGTTCTCTCTTGACATCCGACCCTATATACCCTATAATAGGTGGGTCAACAAGAAAAGTCCATGAACGACCTTGAATTGCAAGCAGTTGAAGTTATGGAGCTCATTGAAGATACTGTGAGTTACTACTGCGACGACAAGATGACCAGCGGTGAGATGGTATGGACTATGATTGCCTGCCTTGCTCAAGCAAAACTTAATCAATTCCCCCCACAAGAGACCGACTGATATGGAAGTATTTACAATTGAAGAGTGGGAAGAAAATTTCGATGAACTCTACAAGAGAGTAGAGGAAGGAGAGACTATAGGAATAGTCAAAGAAGATGGGACTGCTGCTGTTATGATGCCTTACGATGATGATATCGTCCGAATACACACGGATCACGACGACGCATCATAACGGGGGTATAGCTTAACGGTTAGAGCGAGCTCCTTATAAGGGCTTAGTCTGGGTTCAATTCCCAGTATCCCTATTGCTCCCTTAGCAATCTGGTGAATGCACCGAACTCATAATTCGGCTGAGGTGAGTTCGATCCTCACAGGGAGCACCAGCCCGCATATTCCAACAGGCAGAGAAAATCGACTTAAAATCGATCCAGTGTCGGTTCAAATCCGACTGCGGGTATGTTAAATAAGACAGAGGGGAATTCCTATGTCTAAGACTTCTTTCAGGGTAAATCAATCTTATAACTGGTTTAATAGCGGGAGCGTAATTGTTAGGATGTATTTCCTCAATTATGTTCCCTTTACTTTTGATGATCTAGCAGAGGGATATTTGTATGATCGAGATATTGTAGAAGAAGCGGATAAATCTAGATGTTATGATCTAGAAGATGTATATGTTGGGTCACAGTATCTTATACTAGAAAGCTGTCATCCTTGCTTTGATATGATTGATATTGAGAATATAGATGAACTACCTGAAGACCTTATTCCATTTTTTAATGAGGAAGATTTACGAGGATAAATAAAGCATAAGAAGAGATTCGGTGTAGGAAATTGCCACTAAACAAACTAGAGAATTTTATAAAGAATACAGAAGGGCGCATTCTTTATGTAAACCCTAGCGACCTTGATGCCACTGATGCGATTGAAAATCAAGGTAATTCATTAACTAAACCGTTCAAAACTATTCAGAGAGCACTGCTGGAGGCAGCTAGGTTCTCTTATTTAAGAGGTAGTGATAATGATTTAATCGAGAAGACAACTATTCTGTTGTATCCTGGTGAGCACGTTGTTGATAATAGACCTGGTTTTGGTGTTAAAGATGTAAGTGGAACTGCTAGAGCAGTATCTCCTGCTGGTGCAGAGACAAACGCTCAAACTACTCTGACTCTGACTACTGATTCTATATTTGATTTAACACAAGAAAATAATATACTTTATAAGTTCAATAGTATCCATGGTGGTGTTATTGTTCCCCGTGGTACTTCTATTGTTGGTCTTGACTTAAGAAAGACAAAGATTAGACCAAAGTATGTACCAAACCCAACAGATGATAATCTGTCTGGTAGTGCAATCTTTAGAATCACTGGCACTTGCTATTTCTGGCAGTTCTCTATCTTTGATGGAGATATGAGTGGAACTGTTTATACCGATAGTTCCGACTTCTCTTCCTCTAATACAGCAACACCTACATTCTCTCACCACAAACTTACTTGCTTTGAGTATGCTGATGGTGTAAATATCCCAACAGGTTTTGATATTAGTGACCTGGCAATGTATTACAGTAAGCTCTCCAATGCTTACAATAGTGAAACTGGTAGAAACATTGACCAGAAGTGGCCTGCAGAACCACTGGGATTTGCTGCTAAGCGCCCAGAGTATGAGATTGTTGGTGCGTTTGCTAGTGATCCTGTAAATATTTCCAATATTATTTCTGGTGATGGATTTACTCCTAGTTCTGTAATCACAGTTACTACAAACACCGACCATGGATTTACATCAGGAACACCTGTTAAAATTAAGGGTGTTGGTGTAGATGATTATAATATTTCTACTACAGTTCAGAATGTAATAAACGCTACTACATTTACATTCTTACTGCCTTTTGTTAGAAACAACCTTACAGCAAATCCTAGTGCTGCTGGTGCTACTGCAACTATCGAGACTGATACTGTTCAGGGTGCTTCTCCATATATCTTTAATATCTCCTTGCGTTCCGTTTTTGGTATGAACGGTATGCACGCTGATGGTGCTAAAGCGACAGGATTCCGTTCAATGGTTGTGGCTCAGTTCACAGCAATTAGTTTGCAGAAAGACGATAGAGCATTTGTTAAGTATAACGAAACCTCTAGAGTTTATGAAGGTATTGCTGTATCTAAAGTAACGGGTGCTGCTCTTGCTAGCGGTTCTTCATCTACAAATGCTAGCACTGTCTATCACTTAGATAGTAATGCACAATATAGAACTGGATGGGAAACTTCCCACATCAAAGGTTCTAACGACTCATTTATTCAGGTTGTTTCTGTTTTTGCTATTGGTTTCGCTTTCCATTTTGATGCTAGAGAAGGTGGAGATTTCAGTATAACCAACTCTAATTCCAACTTTGGACAATATGCTTTGAATTCCTCTGGATTTAAGAAAGAGGCATTCTCTAAAGATAATAAGGGATATATTACATCTATTATCACACCTAAAGCAGTTACTGCAACATCAGAAGAGATTGATTGGGCAACACTTGATGTTGGTTTAACAACCTCTGTTGGTATCTCTAGTCACTTGTATTTGTTTGGATACAATGATAAGAGCATCAAACCACCTTTCAATGTCCAAGGTTATCGTATTGGTGCTAAGGTAGGTGAGGAATTATCTTTTATAGGTTCTGGAACTACCTACACTGCTGCTGTTCTCATGGTTGATAATGAGATCAGCAAAACTGCTTCAGGTGGTGTTAGCACTGCTTTCGGTTCAACAAGTGCTCTAAAAGAATATATTATAACTTCTAACAGTAGTGGTATATTAACCACCGAAGGTGATCATGAACTTCTGACTGGCGAGAAGATTATAATTAACAGTAATGTTGGAGACCTCCCAGAAAAACTTGAGGCACATAAGGTTTATTATGCTATTAGAGAATCTAATAATGAGATTAAGATTGCTTCTTCTCTAACTAATGCTGAAAATGATGAGTCGATCGCTATTGTTGGTGGAAGTCAGTTAAAAGTTTGCAGTAGAGTTTCTGATAAGAGTGCTGGTGATCTTGGTTCTCCTATTCAGTTTGATGAATCTACCGGTAATTGGTTTATCAAGTCTTCTACTGATAATGCAATTTACAATGCTTTCAATACATTAGGAGTTGCTGGTCTTACTGAAAGAACCACTAGTAGTTTTGTAACTAGAACTGAAGATTCTAGAAGTCTTGATGAGAAACTTTATAAAATTAGAGTTGTTATTCCAAAGGAACTCTCTAACTGTAAGGAACCTGAAGAAGGATTTGTTATTCAAGAATCTAGTTCTACTTCTGCAAGATCTGACTCCGATTTCACTGCTACTAGTATTACATCTAATGATGCTGATTTTGATAGAAATCCAAGGTTCATCAGCACCTGCTCAACTACAGCAACTACAGTAACTCTTGTTGCTGAAATTCCACATGATATTGTAGTTGGTGAGAAAATTACGGTTAAAAATGTAACCAGTACACAAAATACTACTGGAACTTTGAACAAAGGATACAATGGTGTATTCACAGTTCTTTCTACACCAAACGATAAGACCCTTACATATTCAACAACTGATGTTGAGGGTGTTGTTCATACAACTGGAACATTTACAAATAATACTACTTCCAGAACAATTGAACTTCCCAGATTTGAAAGAACTGATTGGAAAGGAAACTATTACATTTACAGAAACGAAGTTATTCAACCATACGTTGAAGATGTAAGTGATGGTATCTACCATCTATATGTCTTGAACGCAGGTCTAGAAATTGCTACTGAATATACTGAAAACTATTATAGTCAGAAAGTTGATGATCTTTATCCACAGTTAGATAGAGATAATCTGAACGATGACCCAGAGTCTACTACATCTTATGCTTTAAGAGCACCTATTGGGGATGTTAATACTAGTGACCTTAAGAAGAGTCTTACTAGAGAAACAATTGATAACATCTTACCTTCTCTTGGTATTGGACACTCAATTACTGGTATAACCACAGCATTTACATCAACTGCTGTTGGTGTTGCTACACTAACCTTTGCACAAAACCACAACTTCAACGGTATTGTAACCTTCAGTTCTCTTTCTGGTGGTACTGGATATACCAATGGAACATACCAGAATGTTAAGTTGCTGAACGATGGAACGAGCACCTGGGATGGTGCTACTGCTAAAGTTACAGTATCTGGTAATTCAGTAACTGGTGTTGATATTATCTCTGGTGGTTCTGCATATACAGACGGCGAAACTCTAGACTTTGATGCTACAGTTCTTGGTGGTAGTGGTGCTGATTTATCAATCGCTACTGCGGGTATTTCTAGCGTCATCGGTAATACAGTTCAGATTACTGGTGTTGGAACTGTAACTAGTAAGCATTACAGAATTGTTTCTGTTCCTTCCACAAATCAAGTTGCCATTGCTATCAGCAATTTGGATACTAGACCAGTTCCTGGTCAATATTTACTGAACATTGCTTCAGAGATTACAGTCTCTACAGCAACAACATCTCCATCAGGTGTTACTACATTCACAACAACAGAACCACATGGTTTCGTTATTGGTAACAAACTGACTGTTAAGGATACTAATGATGCTAGTCTCAGTGACCTTATTATTACTGGAATAACAACTGATACTGTAACCACTAATGCTGGAATTGGTGTTACACTACACGGTCCTAAGTATCTTCTCAAGAATGGTATTGCTTCTAATGATTTAACATCCGATAAGAACGGTGAGAACTTAGGTTCTAGAGGGCTTTCATTCTTTGGTAATGAAACCGCTTTACTGAAGGAAGACATCACTAACTTGGTTGGTTCTACAACACTGAAGATTGCAGTAACTAACTCTGGTCTTAATACAACTGGTAGATTTGAACTAGGTTCTTACATCCAAGTTGATAATGAAATCATGAGAATAACCAGTAACGCTCTGTCTGGTTCTGGTAATGATGAAATTACAGTTATTCGTGGTGTCATGGGCACCACTAAGGAAGCACATTCTGGTGGTTCGTTAATCAAGAAGATTGAACTTAAGGCAGTTGAGTTCCGCAGACCATCTTATCTGAGAGCATCTGGTCATACATTTGAGTATCTTGGTTATGGTCCAGGCAACTATTCTACCGCACTTCCACAGGTTCAGGTTAGATCTCTGAGTGAAGAAGAAGAAACTCTAGCACAAGCACAAGAGAAATCTTGCGGTATCGTTGTTTACACTGGTATGAATAACGATGGTGACTTCTACATTGGTAATAAGAAGATTAACTCTGCTACCGGTAAAGAAAAGACCTTCGATATTCCTGTTCCAACTATAACAGGTGAAGACCCAAGTGTTAATAGTGCAGTATTTGATGAAGTTATTATCAAGGAGAGATTGATTGTTGAGGGTGGAAACTCAGGCACAGTTCTCTCACAGTTTGATGGTCCCGTCACCTTCAATAATGATGTAAGAGTTAATGGTGGATTTACTCATGATGGTGATTTGAAAGTCACTGGTCTTGTAGAGTTCACTAATGATACAGATAATACTCTGGGTGATGTTGATACTGGTGCTTTCCAGATTGATGGTGGTGCTGGTATTGCTAAGAACTTGACTGTTGGTGCTGGTTTATCGGTTGGTGGTTCAATCTTCTTTGATGGTGATATTGTCGTATCCACTGGTGCTACATTTAAGAATATTCAGATTGCAGTATCTGATGATAATACTATTGATACTTCAACTGGCAATCTGAAGTTGAGTGCTGCTACTGGATTTGGTGTTAGCATTATGTCTAATACTACAGTCACTGGCATCTTGAGTGTAACTGATGACATTACGGCATTCTGGACATCTGACGAGAGACTGAAGGATAACATTACACCTATTGATGATCCACTTAATAAGGTAATTTCAATCAGTGGTAACACATTCGATTGGAATGATAAATCTAATAAGTCTGGGCACGATGTTGGTCTGATTGCACAAGAAATTCGTGAGGTTCTGCCTGAGGCAGTTACCGAAAGAGATAATGGTTATCTTGCTGTTGATTATCACAAGGTTGTTCCTCTACTTGTAGAAGCCGTCAAGTCACTTGCCGAAAAGGTAGGGCGTCTTGAGGCTGATAAATAACTCTAAAGCTTTTAATAATGGCAAATTTTAGAAAGTCATTTAACTTTAGGGATGGGGTTCAAGTTGATGACGATAACTTACTAGTAAATTCTAATGGTTTGGTCGGAATCGGTACAACTGTTCCGACTGAACTTTTAGATGTTCGTGGAAATGCGGTAGTAAGTGGAGTTACAAGTTCAACCAATGTTTATATTGTAGATGGTCTTGAAGTAGATCCTGCTGGTATAGCGACCATTGGATCAGCCGAAATAAAAGATATAAATGTTACTGGTGTTCTCACAGCATCACAGTTTAAGATTGGTAGTTCGGATGTAGTTGATAATCTGATTGGATATGCTAGAACAACATTCCTCACGGATAATGGTGGTTTAGGATTACATACAACATCAAAACTTGGTGTTAATACAACAACAAGTCCGGTTGCATCTGACCCTGCATTAAATGTGTATGGTGATGTTGTATTTAAAATTGGTGTTGGTGGAACTGGTGTATGCACTGCAACTAGATTTGATGGGGATATTGATGCTTCTAAATTATTTACTGGAACAGTTAGTAATGATAGATTGCCTGCTGCTATCAGCGTTACTTCAGTAACTGCTCCAAGTCTTGTAGGTATTGCTACCACCGCTAGAGGTTTGATTGGTACTCCTACCATTACAGTTCAGGATATAACTGTAGATGGAAATGCTACTATAACCGGTCTTTCTACCTTCAATGATTCTGTCGATATTAACGGTTCTGCTGATGTTTCAGGATTTCTTGGTGCTAGAGGGTTTGCAGTTCAGGATATGGTAGCTACTGCAGTTACATCTACATACTTCAGAGCCACAGGTGCTGCTTCTCAGGTTTCTATTGGAACTAACACCTCATCAACAGACTTTACACTCTTCCGTCAGAATTCTATTGCAGAAATAGAGATTGTTTCTATTAATAACAATGCTCAGATTTCTATTGGTAACTCTCACTCTGGTGGTAATGATTCTTCACTGATAAGACATAGAAATAATAAGTTTGAATTCATCAACTATGATGTAGGTAGTATTGATACCATCCTCCATGATGGTGCTGCAGGATTATCTACAGGCAACTTTAGATGGATTTATGGTCAAAGTAATGCTAACTTGATGACTCTCACATATGAGGGAAATCTTGGTATTAATGATTCAACACCAGAGCATAAGTTGAGTGTTGGTGGTATTTCTACATTTACTGGTGCTGCATACTTCAATGATAATGTAACTTTTGAACAAGATGTAACTGTTAGTGGAACACTTACTGCAAATATTAGTTTAGGTAATCAAGTATTAGCAAATAATATTGCACCTACAAGTGGTATTTCTACACTTCAACAGCTTAAAGTTTCTCAAGGAATGACCGTTGCTGGTGGCATTGGTATTGGGACTACTTCAGCAGCAAGAACAGGAGATGATGGCATAGATTGTGTAGATAGAACTGGATTATTTGGTAGTATCGGCATTGGAACTACTGCTGCAAGATCTCATGTAGACTTTGGTGCATTAGGAGATAATACTGCAGCAAATGCACATGTTATATTGCCCATGTTAACCAATGCACAAAGAGCAAATCTTACTCCGGTTGCAGGTTCATTAATATATAATATGACAGTTAATAAACTTCAATTTTATAATGGATCTGCTTGGGAAACAGTCACGAGTAGCACCTAAGAATGGCAATTTCAGCAGCAGTCACTGCAACATCTACTATAACATCAACAGCAGATATTAAGTTTTCACTTTTAAGAAGACGATTCTTGAAAATGAATCCTCGCACCACTTATAGTGGTAGTGAAACATTTGATGCAGAAACTGATTCTGTAAAGGCATCACAGTTGTTGAGGCAAGTTGCATCTGCTACAGATACATCAATCAGTGAAGAATCTGACATTGATTATAAACAACCATTTGTTCCAAACTGTACTGAAAACAGTGCTGTTGCAACTGCAACTGATTGGAAGACTTCACAGATGGTAAACACTGTAAAATATTACTATCTACAACAAACAGGAACTGATAATCTCAATCTAGATATTGATGCACAATCTTGGAATAGTAATCTAAATCTAAGTATTCGTAAATGGTTCTTTGTCGATGGTATTATAGGTTCTACTAATACTAATGCTGGTGCATCTTTAGACGCACCAACAAGCAATCTATCAATAAAAATATCATCTACTGGTGCTATCTTTGGAAAAGCAGGTGCTGCAGGTCAGAACGGTGTAGACCATTCTAACGGTTCAGGTGCTGGTGGAGATGGTGGTGATGCTTTACACTGGTCTGATACCAGTGCAACTAACAATTATATCATACTTCTAAATGGTTCTAAACTCTACGCTGGTGGTGGCGGTGGAGGAGTAGGTGGTTCTGGCGGTGGTGGTGGAAGAGGTGGTTCTGGTGGAATCAATAACATTTTCTGCCAGTTTGGACCTTTTGCTACTTGTGGTCTAGATATTGGTATCGGTGGTCCCGGTGGTGCAACGAGACCCGGTGCAAATGGTGGACAAGGTGCTGGATATGCAAACCAAACTCCAAACTTAGCTGGTGGTCCTGGTGGTCAAGTAAATGGTGGTGGACCATATAACGGACCTAGAGGAAATGGTGGTTCTGGTGGACCTTCTGGAGCTAATACTTCTGGTGGTCCTGGTGGTAACTTTGGGCAAAATGGAACTAGTAGAACTACAACTAGAGGTGGTACAGGATCAACTGGATTTGGTGGTAGAGTAGATGGTTCATCAACATTCTGTGGTGGTAATGGTGTTCCACCCCCAGGATTTTTCTTCTCTTGTGGTGGATTTGGTACTAGTGGTTCAGGTGGATCTGCTGGAGGATTTGGTAAAGCAGCTGGTTCTGGTGGTAGCGCTATTGTACGTTCTAGCAGTCCCTTCCCTTATACTTTAATTGGTGATGATACTGATACTATGAAGGGTCCAGAAAATATAGCATAAAATGTCTATTGAAAATTTTGCTAAAAGTGCATTTACTATTATGAAGGGTGTTCTTTTTGAAGGAAAACCTGTCTTTGCTAAACAACAAGAGCAAGATAAAAGAACTCAGTTATGTAATGACTGTGAGTATAAAGATAATGGTATATGTACGAAATGTAATTGTATTCTTGAATATAAAATCCCATTTGCCTTATCTAACTGTCCTATAGATAAATGGAAGTGGGATGAGGAAGCCTTTGAAGAGTATATTATTAAGGAACTTAAAGAGGCTTAGACCAGTTCCTGAACCGGGACAAAGGTAGTCTATATGGTTTTGAATCCCTTGTCAAGGGGGGTCCACTATGCTATAATATGAGCATTGAACAGACCACTGATGACCATCACCCTTCGACCCCACCAGGAGACCGCAGTTGCGGCAATGGGGAAGCACACCAAGGGGCAGATCATCGTTCCCACTGGTGGCGGTAAGACCATCTGCATGATTACTGATGCAAAAACACAACTGGACAGCGACAATCCTCAAACTATCGTTGTTGTTGCTCCTAGGATACTGCTGGCTAATCAACTCTGTTCCGAGTTCCTAGAAGTTATTGATGATGTTGCTGTTCTTCATGTTCATAGTGGAGAAACAAAGCACTTCAGTAGCACCAATCCAAGTTATATCAACCGTTGGAGTGCTCAAGCATACAAAAAGCAACTAATCTTCACTACCTATCATTCTCTGCACCGTATTCAAGAGAGTGGTATCAAGGTAGATACAATCTATTTCGATGAGGCACACAATAGTGTTCGACGCGACTTCTTCTCTCCTACTGAATACTTTGCGACTATGGATGGTGTGCGCAGTTATTTCTTTACTGCTACACCAAAGCACAGTCTGACTATTTTCAAACCAGGAATGAATGATGCTGCTGTATATGGTAACGTCATTTGTAATGTTCCTGCCCCTCAGTTGGTCAAAGAAGGTTACATCCTGCCCCCTAAAGTTGTGGTGCAGCAGTTGCCTACTGGTGACGAAAAGCAGTCTGATAGTAAGAACCTGCTGGACACGATTGATGCTAACGCACTCAATAAAATTCTGATTGCAGCACGTTCAACTAAGCAGATTGTCAATCTCCTTAGTCGTTCTGATTTCTATCAGCAACTGCAGGAACGTGGATACTCCTGCCTGTATATTACGGCAAAAACTGGTGGTGTTATTGACGGCAAGAAAGTGACCCGTGAAGAGTTCTTCCAGACCCTGAATGAGTGGGGTAAGAACCCTTACAAGCGTTTCGTTCTGCTTCACCACTCTATTCTGTCTGAAGGTATCAACGTCAAGGGTCTAGAGGCAATCCTGTTCATGCGTAATATGGATTGCATTGGTATCTCTCAGTCTATTGGGCGCGTGATCCGGTTGGGAGACCGGCACAAGACCTATGGTCTTATCTGCATCCCCGTCTATGATAAGGTCGGTATCAGTACCGCTAGGTCAGTCCAAGCAGTTGTTGATACTGTCTTTGAGCAGGGCGAACCTGCTATCTCCACCGTACGTCGCTAATCATGAAAGTCAAAGTTCAACTGTTCAA